AAGATGATAGACAAAGTAACTGGGATTAATTAACAAACTAAAAAAACAATAAAAATGAAAAACTTATTTAAGGCATTGGCCAACTTCCAAAATGAAGTACCTGTTATTCTTAAAGACACTCAAGCATACGGTTACAAATATGCTGACCTTCCTGCTGTATTCTCAACTATCAATCCATTGCTCAAAAAGCATGGATTGGGATTTACCCAACTGATAAATGGAATGCAAGTAAAGACTATTGTGTTTCACATTGAGTCAGCTGAACAAATTGAAAGCAATACAGATATCCCTCAAGGAGTCCAACTTAAAGGAATGAACGACTTTCAGGTACTTGGATCAGCTATTACCTACATCAGAAGATATGCTTTATCATCAATTTTAGGATTGGTAACTGATAAAGACACAGATGCAAGTGGAGAGCAGACTAAGGAAGCACCAAAAGAGACTGGTAAGAAGCCTTTAATGTTTGAAACGAAGGATTACAACAACTGCTATTCTAAACTGCTTGAAGGAGCTATTACATTGGCAACGATCAAACAACATTACTCACTTACTTCTGAAGTAGAAAAAGCCTTAAAAAATGCAAGCAACTAACACAGCACCTGAACGATTCGGCAAATTTACAGCATCTTCCATTTGGAAGTTGCTTGTTTCCGGTAAGGCAAAGGACCAAGAATTTGGCGAGACTGCCCTAACTTATATTGATGAGAAGATAGTTGAAGTACTTACTCAAGAACGACCTTTAAACTTTACCACCTCAGCAATGTCATGGGGAATTGAGCATGAATATATTGCCAATGAGAAGTATAAAAGTATGTTTGATATTCAAGATTCAGATATCGAATATTTTGGAATTGAGAATCCTAAATTCTTTCCTTGCCCTAACTTTCCATTGAATGCTGGAGCAAGTCCTGATGCCTTACATGGCGATTGGTATGTTGAATTTAAATGTCCTTACAATTCAACTGTGCATCTAAAAAACTTGACTATATCACGAATGAAAGAAGGAAAGCTTGATGCATTCAAAAAGCAATACAAGGATTATTATCCACAGATTCAGTATGGAATGTGGTGTACATCCCTCAAACAAGCAAGATTTGTTTCCTTTGATCCACGATTCAAAGATGAGTTTAACAAGATAGCCATCATTGAGATTCCACTTGATGAGGAGTTTATTAAGGCATTACTAAAGAAGATTGAATTTGCTGTGGACTGCTTAAATGATGCAATCAAATGAAGTATAAATCAACTGCCTATATTGAAGATGGAATGCTGAAGCTCCGAAATTCAAAGGAAGCTACTAAGTTTTGCCAGTCATTAAATTGTGCTGAGTTTACCGTTACTTTTGAGAAGAAGAAAGCCATCAGGAGCTTGGAGCAGAATGCTTACTATTGGTCGGCAGTAGTGCCACTAATGAGACAAGGATTCGAGGATTTAGGCAATAGCTTTACTTTGGAATCAGCTCATGAATTTATAAAGAGTGAGTTTAACTTCAAAGAAATTATTAACGAAAAGACAGGCGAAATCAAGCGAGTGCCACAATCAACTACAACACTATCAAAGAGTGAGTTTTGCGAGCTGATAGATAGGTTAAATGTGTTCTGTGGCGAGTGGTTTGGTTTCAATATTCCTGCACCTGGCGAACAGGTCGAATTAGAATTGCACTAAAATAATTCAAAATAAATTTTGAATATCAAAAATAAGATTATATCTTGCACCCATTATCAAACTAAAAAAACAAACTAAAATGAAAAAAGAATACTCTGACTTTTTAAAGTCAAAACAAAAGAATCATATTTATTCAGGATTCGATATTGAAGAAAATGAGTTAAATAATAACTTATTTCCATTTCAAAAATTTATCGTTAAAAGAGCATTAAAAGCTGGTAAGTATGCTATTTTCGCTGATTGTGGATTAGGTAAAACTTTAATGCAATTATCATGGGCAAATGAAGTATCAAAGAAAACAAATAAAAAAGTATTGATATTAGCTCCTTTAGCTGTTGTTGAACAAACAAGACAAGAAGCAGTTAAATTTAATATTGATATTGATTGCTTTGATGCAGATAATTATGAGCAAATTGCTAATATTGACTGCTTATCTTATTCAGGAGTAGTTTTAGATGAAAGTAGCATTCTTAAAAACTTTGAAGGAGCTACTAAAAAATTGATATTAGATACTTTTGCCAATACTCCTTATAAATTAGCTTGTACAGCAACACCATCTCCTAATGATCCTATGGAGTTGGGCAATCATTCAGAGTTTTTAGATGTAATGAGCCGTAATGAGATGCTTGCAATGTACTTCGTTCATGATGGTGGAGAGACAGCTAAATGGAGATTAAAAGGTCATGCAATAAAATTATTTTATCAGTTTATTGGTAGCTGGGCAATCATGCTTAATAAACCTCAGGATATAGGATTTGAAATGCAAGGATATGCATTGCCACAACTTAATATAATTGAAAAGCAAATTATAACTGAGAATAGAGATAATGGTCAATTATTTAATGATGTTGCAATATCAGCAACTAACTTCAATACTGAGTTAAGAATGACTAAAAAAGAAAGATTGAATGAAGTAGTTAAGATAATTGAATCAAAGCCTAATGATAATTTTATAGTATGGATTAAACAAAATGAGGAAGGAGATATGCTTAAAAAATTATTACCTCATGCTGTTGAAGTAAAGGGATCAGATACTGATAAATGGAAAAAAGAAAAACTATTAGGATTTGCAAATAATGAATTTAGGATTTTAATTACAAAGACTAAAATAGCATCTTTTGGAATGAATTATCAAAATTGCCACAATCAAATATTTGCTTCTTTAGATTTTAGTTTTGAAGGATTATATCAGGCAATGAGGAGGTCATATAGATTTGGTCAAAAACATGAAGTAAATATTTATTTAATAACTACAGATACAATGAGCAACGTAAAACAATCAATTAACAATAAACAAAAACAATTTGAAATTATGCAAGATGAAATGGCTATAAGCGTAAATGCTAACTTAAACAATAATACAATGACACAAGCAGACTTTGATATTGAAAGCGAAAACAATGAATGGTTTGATATTAAAAGAGGGGATTGTGTTGAGCTAATTAAAAATGTACCAAGTGAGACAGTTGGATTAAGTGTATTTAGTCCACCATTTGCTGAGCTTTACACATACTCAAGTCATGTTGAAGATATGGGCAATTCAAAAGATTATAATGAATTTTTAGAGCAATTTGGATATCTTATTAAAGAGCTTTATAGAGTTATGATGTCAGGCAGAAACGTAGCTGTGCATTGTATGGATATTCCAATTCAAAAAGGCAAGCATGGATTTATAGGATTGAGAGATTTTAGTGGATTGCTTTTAAAGGCATTTGAAGAAGCAGGATTTATTTATGCATCTCGTGTAACTATTTGGAAAGATCCTGTAATTGAAATGCAAAGAACTAAAGCACTTGGATTGTTACATAAGCAAGTAAAAAAAGATAGCACAATGTCAAGAGTTGGTATTCCTGATTATGTAATGATATTTAGAAAGGATGGAGATAGAACTAATCCTGTAACAAGTTTAGATATACCAGTGGACCTTTGGCAAAAGTACGCATCTCCTGTATGGATGGATATTGACTATGGCAATACTTTAAATGGATTTAGGAATGGTCGTGAAAGCAATGATGAAAAGCATATATGTCCTTTGCAATTAGATACTATTGAAAGATTAATACATCTTTATAGCAATAAAGGAGATACTGTATTAACTCCGTTTATGGGGATTGGTAGTGAAGTTTATCAAGCTGTTAAAATGGGCAGAAAAGGTATAGGATTTGAATTAAAAGAAAGCTACTACTCAATAGCAAAGCAAAATGCTCAATCTGCTGTAACTGCAAAGAATCAATTAACTTTAATCTAAAAAAACATCATGCAATTAGATATATTTACATCCCAAAATTTAAGAGATAAAGGCATTCAACAAGCAATCAATCATGCCGATCAAGTCAAGCCTTTATGGAGTGAACAAGCCT